GGAGCGTTCTCTGCACCAAACTTTACAGCCTCTTCCTTGGCTTCTTCATAGACAAACTCGGTTACCTTGTTCAACGCGTTAGCAATGGCGTTAGACGCCTGAGCCTTAGCTTGTCCGGTGCGGGCATAGTTAACATTGCCCACACTGGCAATCGATGCACCCAGTGGTCTATATTTTGAAAACCTGTCAGCCATATTATTACCTATCTAATACCGATTTATGTGCCTACGTTAAGGCGTGCCCGTGCCCGTGCCCGTGCCCGCACTCTTGCCCATAGCCGCCGCCGACATGAGCGTGGCAGATGCGCCAGCGATGCCGGCCTTAATTGCCGCCTTACCTTGGGCCATAAGCTGCTGACTTTCTAAATCACCAATGCGAAGGGCGAGCTGAGAGTTAAGGTCTAGCGTTTGCATCTCGGTTACGCCGCTGGCCAGCGCATAGGTTTGCAACGCCCCAGCCGTGCCGCTAAAGGCGTCGATACCTCCCGCGCCAGCTTGTGCCACGATGGATGCCTGCGCCTGAAGGATATTTTGCAAGGCCGCATTGCTGGCCTCTTTATACTTTAGCTCTTCACCTTTGGCCTGTTGCTTACGCAACTGCGCCTGCTGGTAAAGACCCTTGGCCTGTTCCCGCCCGGCGTCGATCTGCATGTAGGCAGAACCGACTGCCGCCCCCGCTAGTAGTGCCATCCAACTCATATTATTGTCCCACGCTTACTTTGTAATCAATCCCAAGCAACGTCATTTTTAATGGCGATGATTGGCCTATGGTTATTTGTCCATCATAAGTGTAACCGAGAATACCGTGAAGTGTTTTAATTCCAGTAAACTCTGACACGCTTTCGTCGAGAACGCCCGCCCCGAAGCTCCTAAACGGAACCTCCTTGCCGTCAATAGTCAGGGACTGCGTCTCGAATAATTCTGCGTTAACCTCAAATATACGCTTCTTAAAGCCCTTAAGTGAACCACTAGCCAAACCGGGCTCGACCGGCAGCGTCTTGACCTGCGGGGTAAAGTTTAGGCCCACCTCATAGCTGGTGGTAGCAGGTGATGGCGAGAACGTAATTGTAGACGGAGAAGCGGGCACGACCCGCGGCTCTTCAACAATACCGTCTCTTACTATCTCAACAGTTTGTCCCTCAAGGTGCGGCATGTCGACAGAGCTTGCTGCGCCACCAACCTTAGAGCAATCCAGCAATACGCTAGAGTCAAATAGCTCAACGTAATAATTGTCAGACCCATTAACACTGCGCTTAACCACAACATATATATCGGTAACGTCAACGCCGATATTAATAAATTCACCATTTGTCGTCCACTCGCTTGGGGCTACAACCTGCTGAGAGCGCAACACCGTGTAGCACGCTATCGATCCATCATCATCGTTGACAATCAAAAGCCGGTCGCCCTCGTCCGTGCCGGTCGACCGGCGAACTGCCATCTCGCTTGGCGACTTGAGAAGGTGAGACGACAGCAAAGAAATCTTTGCAGACGTGTAAGCAGCAACTTGGTCGCTAAACACAAACTCCTGAATGGCTCGGCCTTGACGTTGAATAAACAGCGTGGAGCCGTCCAAGTTTTGCACGCGGACACCCGGTCGGGTGCCGAAGCTTGTCTGCGCCTTGACGATAAGGTTGCTTGGTGTGATTGGCTCGTCTAGCCCCTGCGGGACGTAGAACTCATTGCCACTCGTAAAGATCTGCAAGTGACGCCCCGAATACATATCGATGATGGCGTTGAACGTGCCGGTATCCATAGTGGCCTCAACAGACGCGTCGTCTAAAAGCTCACCCTTGTCGAAGTTAAAGAAGTCCGAAACTCTTGAGCCCCAAATCGTAGATGGGCGACTGGATGTCCCCCCAAAGAAAAGGCGGCCCTCGTGAAATACAATAGATCTGGGATAGCCACGGGTTGCAGACCAAGTGTCCTCGTAACCCTGCTCAAGCTCCCAGTCGGCATCGTCTATGTTCTCATCATCAAACAGGGGGACTTCGGCAAAGGCTTCAAGCTTGGCGTCACTAACCTTGCGGACAATGCGTAGCCGGCCAAATGGGTTTACGTTGATATACTGGCCGACGTATTGGTCGGCTGCCTCATACCACTCAGGGGCATCGCCCCCAGCATTCTTCGCAGTTATGGTGATGTTACCGGCTGTTGCGTTAACCTCGAGGTGATCGTGGCTGACGCTGGGGTTGTAAAGGTTGCCGGGGGTTGTGACCAAAGTAAAGGCATACTTGGGGGCGTTGTCGAAGACCAGATTTGACACAGACCAGTCGGCGTCTGAGAGGCCGCGCTGTATTCTTAGTGGCTCTATCTCAGGGTGGACAACGAGCAGGGTGTCAGCGGACTGCACCCAATTCATCTCAGAAACAACAGAAGCCGTGACCGCAGATACCACAAGGTAGTCATCGCCAGTGCCGTTGATGTTGGCAATAACAAGGCCATCCTTGTAGACATACATCCTGCCGGGCGTAAATACCAGCATGTAGCTGTCCGTGACGCTAAACTCGAAGGCGACCATCCGGGTGCCGCTTGCCGCACCAGCGTCGAGCTGGTGTATAAAACGAGTTCCGTCTCTGCGCTTGGCACCGCCTTGCGGCTGGATGGTGACGTTAAGAGCCGTGTCGAGGCCGGACTTGTACTGAGCAATGTCAGTTCTGGCGCGGAGCTTCGGGTCAAGTTCCCCGGCAGTGAAGTCATTCTGTACTTGTATAATTCTCGTCATGAACGAACATCCGCCAGAGGAAACTCTTGGATTGTTTGTGGTGGTCGGTCGGCCCCGTCGATGTTCATCGAAACCCTAGCAAGACCACCGCGCATGTTTTCGCTTGGCGCACCGAAGGCACGCTCGTGGTAATATTTTGCCTTAGTCATCTGGTCTGTAATTGGCTCTGCAAATTCAGCGGCCAAGGCAGTCTTCAGAAGGCGAACAAAGTATGGCGGGAATGAGGAAGCTTCCGGCAGGTACTGATAGTCAATCCACACGTTCTCGTAGTTTGTGAACATACCGCCGGAGTAAATCTCGAACTCTCTAACGGTATGTGCCCCAGCACCCGCACTGTTAAATGCAGCCTTTGGGTTTCCAAGAATGTCACCCGGCAGGGCGTATTTGTATTTCCACTCGTTTACTGGGGTATCAAGCAGGCGCGACAGGCGTACCTTGCGAACCGACCAGCTATACGGGTATTGCATTAAGATAGTGTCGCGAACATCGTCATAAAGACGGTCGGCAATCTGAGCCTCGTCTGTACCATCAGAAAAGCTCGACAGCGGAGCCGCGCCGAGCATGATGAGTGCATCAGAACATATGGATAGTTTTGTATCACCAGCAGCCATTTATTCCTCCAAGGGAAAGATGGGGGCGGCGAAAGCCGCCGCCCCCAGCCCAGACTATTCAGTCGTTGCGACTTCAACGATGCCTTCGTCGTCAATGGCAACTGCACCGGCAGAAACCATAGAAGAAACCAAGAAGCTGGTTTTGTGAGGAACATAGTTGATTTCGGTTTTTTGGTTCAAGCTCATGCCGAAGCCAACTGCATCTTTGTGGAAGAAGAAGTTGGTGCGGGTGCTTGGAAGAGGCAGACCACCTTCGGCGCGATCACCAAGAGTGATGAACTTAAAGCCGAGGAATGTGTCGATCTCACCGCGAACCAGTGCTTTAACGGAAGCGAAGTCAGAAGATGTGACCTCGGTTTCGTCCAGCAAAGAGGCCAAGCCATTTGCGTGGATAACAGCGCAGCGGCCTTCAGCCGGTACGTTTTTGGTATCCAAAGCTTTTTTGGCAGCAAGCAATTTTGCAAGGTTCAGGTTTGTGCCAACGCCGCCAACATCAGTGCCGACTGTGGTTGGAGAAGTTGCGCCAACCAGTGCGTCAATTACAATCTGATCCATACGACGGCCAATAGCACTGCCCACTACTTGAACAAGCTCACGACGCTCATCAAAGTTGATGTGCGATTGTGTGAAGATGTCGCTGTACTCTGCGGCAATGTAATCGGTCATTGTTGCTGTGACTTGTGCGTAAGTCACGTCCAGCGGAG